TCTTATCACCATCACGAATTGGTTGATACTTCTTATCAATACCCATACGCTTGCAGTGATGATTAAACAACAATGCACCACGAACATGAATTGGTGTACCCTTTGTATAAATCGGACTGCCTGCATACTGCTTCAATCCATTCACACCTCGTGGGAAAGCAATCTCTTGAATCGGTAATTTATCAAACTCTTTTCTAAACTCCATAACATATGTATGTAGGTCTTTTTGATCCCCTGCGAGGATAACTTGAAGCGAATCACGCAACTTTGTACGAATAACCGCAGGTGTAGATGACTTGACCATCTCAAGACCCATAACTTTGATCTTAGGTTTCGCAAACTGAACCCCTTCTGAGTTGTGAACATTGATGACATATCGTTTCTTTGCAGTCCAGATGGCTTTGTCAGCAAGAACTTCTCGTTTCATAACCATCTTCTGACTGTAAGCATTCATGTAATCTGATAGTTCGGTGTAGCCTTGATCAATGAATGGCTGGAAAACATCTTCACAGATTTTATCCATGTACTTGATCTTCTGTTCGGTAGTTTTACCTTCGCAAACTTTCTCGATGAGATGTTCAAGTGTAAGATAGATTGAGTCAGTGTCAATCGCAATAACAAAGTCTTTACCCTCTGTCTTGAGAGTCTTGTTGAGGAATGCATTCAACTTGTTCGCCATCCAACGAATGGACAACTGACCAGAAGTTGTAATACCCTCTGCCATTCTAATATCGAAGTAGCGGAAGTATTGATTACCCATCGCACCATAAGCAGAATTAAGAGCAATCTTCATCGCCATCTGTAGGTTGTTGAGACGAGAGATATCTTTTAGTAGGTGAACCTTGGACTTATCGTTTTGATATTCCTGTTCAATCTTCAACATCTGTTTCTTAAACTTGGAACGATTCGCATACATCTCTTCCATCAACTCAGGCATAAACCCTTTGATGTCTTTGCGATATGTCCAACCATTCGCAGTCATGGCAAGGTCTCTTCGTTTGAGATAGTCTGTATCAATCTCTTTATTGAGTAACTTGTCAACAGTGACTGACAACTTCTCAGATGTTAGAGTTTCTGGACTGATGTTATACTGCATAATCAAGTGGGGGTACAGACTATTCAAGTCGAAGGAAACAACCCATTTGTGCATGCCAATCATCGGATCTTTAACATAAGCACCTTCGAACTGAGCATCTTTACCAGAGTATGCCTTCGCTGGTATCACAATACCTTTCTTACGCAGGTGATTGTAAATGATAGTGTCCCACATACGAACCTGAGAATAAACATCTTCAGGATTAATCTTTGCATTGTATGCCATGGTCAGATGCAATTCAAGCAGACGCATCTTGTCTTCGAGTTTGTCAACTAACTCCACATCGTGAATGTTATATTCAACAAACACATCCCAGTGGTTTGTGTAGAAATCTTTGAAATCATTTCCTGGATTCTCTTTCTTTGCATCATCGAGTTCTTCACCAGCAATGTAATCCAAACGATATGACTCTTGCTTTGTATATGTATATTTCTTGTAGAGTTCGAGATAGTCCAGCTGAGAGATACCTAGAATATCATAGTGAATCTCTTCGTTACCTTTGATGAATGTTTTGCGTTGATTGACATAACCCCATGGACTAATCTTGTTGGCAAATGTATCACCCAACTCTCGCTGAATGCGATGAATCAAGTAGACATTATCGAAGAAGTCTGTGTTCCAACCAGTGATGACATCTGGGTAGTTACCTTGCCACCAAATCATAAACTCTTTGAGCATGTGTTGTTCGTCACGACAGTTGACCATCGTAACATCAGAACGAGTAGATTTATACTCACCATACTTTGTTTGAGCAAAGGTAATAACCTTCTTGGATTGAAGATCCTTGATTGTGATTAGAAGAACTTCTTCGTTGGCAGATTTGATATCTGGGAATCCATTCTCAGTTTCAGTTTCAATGTCAATGGTGTAAACTTTAATCTGTTCCATATCCCAGTTGACATCATCTTCGTAGGTGTCACTGATGTATTGATATGCGTAGTTGGTATTACCATAGACAGGGAATCCCTCAACACCATCGTAGCGTTTAAGGAAGTCACGAGTCTCACGGATACCTCCAGGTTTTATTTCATCAACGAATGTATCTTCCAGAGTCTTCCATTTTGATTCAACCTTAGAAGTGACAAAAAGCGTAGGATAGAAATCTACCTTACGCTGATATGCCCTGCCATTTTGATACCCTCTAACGAGGATCTTGTCGCCCACTGGGTGGACGCTGGTGTAAAATTCCATTAAACTTGTTTTCCATACATAAGTTGCATTGCGTCAAGTGCGCAGTCGTGAACAGGATGATGCTTGATAACTTCATGTCGTTTGAAGAGAGGATGATCCACTTCTACATAGCCATTTGTAGTTCCAAACATAATGTCAACTGCAGTTCTGACATCTCTCCACATATTATACCCTGTAATCTCTTGCAAGGCAAATTTAACAGCAAGCGAATCAATTGCCATCTGGTCTAATGAACCTCGTGCCCACATAGTTTGTTTATCTGCATTTGGGAATTGCTTCATGTAATCATAGAACTTTTGCATTCCGTTTTCCACAGTCATGTCTTCACGAGATGGATCAAGAGAAGTCTTGCGAACATATTCGTGTTGACCTTTCCACCACTCAAGTGTAGACTTTGATGCAGTGCGACCAACATTCATCTGTTCCTTGACATCAAACTTTACAAAACATGCATTGTCCAATAGGTCTTGATAAGTTGGTCGTTTCTCTGGATCAAAGTGAACCATAGCTGCAGAGAGAACCACGCAGTTGGATTCTACTCCCAGTGTTTCAACATCGAACATAAACATTAGAATCCTCTGCCTTCACCTTCTTTGGTAAAGAATGATTTGATCTTCTGTTCTTTATCCCAAGATTTGGTATAATCATTATCAATATCACAAAGAGTGAGTGCTTCCTCTTCAGTAAGAACACGATGTGATGTAATCACTTCTGGTAATGCCAATTGAGAAAACTCTTTAGCGTCTTCCATTGTTACATCATCCATGGCATACTCAGGATTAGTTGCTGGTGCTTCCACCATGTAACGCATGCGATAAGATTGAATCGCTTCGACCAAAACCCATACCGAACCTTCTTTCAATTCACTCATTATTCATCTCCTTAGTTAAAGCCAGCGAGTTTTTCAATGCCTTTTCAGCAACTCGCAATCCGTATTCCATCTCTCGTCTTTGTTGTTTCAATAAACGAATCTCTTGTAAATTTGTTTGATAACTTGTATACAAATCTACAGTATCTTTTTTAAGTTTCTCAACCCAAGTAGTGACTTTAATAATAGTCACCCAAGAACCATCAGCAAGTTTGGTATGTCCATCACGAATACGAAATTCATCAGTCCACCTCTCACCTGTTTTATAATTTGGCATTGGTTCAAACAAAAACAATTCTTGTTGTTCTAATTTGTTTAGAAGTAGAGTAAAATCTGCATCAACATTATCTTTACCGTAAAACATTATTCATTCTCCTCATACTCATATTCTTCTTCTTTACCATTCATTGCAGCATGGATATCGCAGAGAGTCATGTGCCAACCATCAGTGTATGTTTTTCCTGGAGCACCACACTCTTCACATGTATGATAACTCATACTCTCAGCAAATGAGATATAGCTGTAGTGCTTATCAGTTGCAGCCTGAACATAGAATCGAAGTCCACCGAACTTCTCTTTCACTTGAACAGCAACTGGAACCTTCAATGTTTCTTCATCAAGTTTTGCTTTGGCTTCGTCAATCTTTTCTTGGGTGATAATATTCTTACTACCTTCCCACTGTGGTTGATCAACTTTATCTTTGATAGATTCGTAACGACTCTGTGCTTGACGATAGTCAGAAGTCAATAGACCACAAAGAACATCGATGATGTTATACCAACCATCACCGCACTCAAGTCCCCAGCACATGGCTGTGTTCTGCATATTCTCATTACGATCTCGAAAGACCAGAGGATACCTTGCACAAAGTGCTTCGTCTAATTCTTTTCTCACGACAATTCCCTAGTCATCTGATACTGCCAATGTTTATACAACTCTTCATATGCTCGAAGCACTTCGTCTGGTAACTTAGTACCCTTAGCAACTTCTTGCTCAATCACTCGCCCAAGTGCACGAGCCAATCTAATTTCTTCAATATCATACATATTAGTACCAAGTCCTATGTTTTTCTGCCACATGTTCACGACCATCATACTCTTCAATTTCGTAGTCAACTCCATCTGGAATTTCTACTACTGCTAACTCAGCACAACGACCAGAGTATAACTCGCTGTTCTCTTCAACCAACTGAACCAGTATTGGATCATTACGATCTACATCTCGATAATACCAAGTTTGTTCTGAATGTTTCTCGTTGTATGCTTTGCGCTCTTCCATACTCATGGAATAGAATGCTTCGCCTTCTTTCGATTCAAGACGATCTTCTGGTGGAACTAACCACACAGTGAACAAACCAAGCGACTTAAATTTAGTATCGTCTTCGATCCAAACTTGCTGTCCTTTTATATCCCAGTAGCGTTGACACGCTTCCTTTGAAAGACCAAAGCCACCGAAACAACGATTGATTACAACTTTCATTTTATTACCTTTGAATTATCTGCAACATCTTTATCATCACGCAGTTCAATGAACACTGGAAGGAACAAAGATTCTTCTCCACTT